AACGGCAATTCATTATCAGGAATTATTATGTCCGTCATTTGTTGTTATTTTAATTTCTGTTTGTTTATTCTGTTCTTCCAAGTATCTCTCCTTGGCTTCTTCATAAATCTTTTTCTTGAGCATCTCAAACTCCCAATACCCCTTCTTCATCTTCTCGTTTCTTGCTTTAACTCTCTTGTTATGTTCTTTTTTTCCGCCTCTCAATTTACTTTTTGCCATAGTTATTCTTTTCTAATTTCCATTTATATTCCCATAGTGTAAAGTTTCTCTTAAATCCACGAAGAATGTTTTTTATATTATTTACACAAGGTTTATCAAAGTGTTTTTCTATTTCAAGTGGGGTGTTGAATGATTGGATGAAGTTGTCGTCCATATCATACTGGTTGATTACATATTCTGGTTCAAGTTTCCAAATAAACCCACCACGACTATCAAACTTTGTTCTGTTGTATGTCCTCATTATATCCCCATCCTGAACTCCTGTTGCTTTGGATGCTTCTAATCTATTCTTGTAGTCCGCTATGTAATTACCATCAAGGTCATATTGAACTACTCTGTATTCATCCAACTCTTCACCTGATATTCTTTTTTTACCGAACTCTGCGTATCTCTCATTCAACTCAAACCCGATGAAGTTTCTATTACCAATTTCATTACATGCTAATCCTGTCGTCATTATCCCACCGAATATATCAAGGATTGTATCCCCATCATCTGTGAGTAAGTTGATATAATATTTTGGTAAGTCCTTATGGAATGGTGCGGGGTGTTTTATTGAGTTGTCCCTTGCTGCTCCTGCTGTTGAAAATCTCACCACATTATCAGGACGGATTTTATCACCAAGTATTCTGTTAGATTGTTCTTTAACTCTCTCACCATCAGTTATTCTACCTTGAACTAAAACAACTTTACCACGAGCAAATCTCTCTGTTGAACCCTTTGATGGTTCTTCTAAAACTTTATCCATGTTAAACTTCAGGTTCTTTTGGTCTTTAACGAAGTGGAATATAAACTCTGTGGTATTTCTAAATCTCTTTGGACTACCATTAGGTATTCCGTTTCTCTTCCACCAAATGTAAGTGTCGTAAAACTTTAATTTGGTTTCCTTTTGACTACGATAAATTAGTTCGTAAATAAAGGGGTTTCTATACCCCGCCTTACAAGTATCGTTTATGTTTAGTATGAAACTACCACTCGGCTTTAAGACCCTCTGTATTTGACTAAAAATGGGTAATAACCAATCACAATAATCTTGAGGTTTCTGTATTGAGATGTTCTTACCATAATTCACTATGTCCGCATAAGGTGGGGATGTGATAATCAGGTCTATTGAATTATCAGGTAATTCTTTAATCAACTCAAAACAATCTCCTATTTTAATTTCTGCTGGCATTACGCTTATGAAAACTTGATTTACTTGAATGTTTATTATAGGACTTTACTGCCTTACCACTTTTCCTCTTACCGAATGTGGTTTTTCTGTTGGATGATGTAGATTTAGCCATTTGATTTTTATTAGTTAGGGTATTGAATATTCTTCTATAAACTAAAATAACACCAATATCCTATAAATAAATATGGGGAAGAAGTAAAAAAAATTACAACTCCCCCAATTTTTCACACAAGAAAACAAAACTAACGATTGGTATTCCAACCTCATATTATATGGTTATTGACCCCCATTTATTAGATGAGAATATCTTTTTTCAAGGTTTTTACAGATATTATGGAAACATTTACCACATCCTGGCGATTTTTTTTGTTTTAATTCTCTGTTATAGAACCCATAGATGTATGCTATTTCATCTCTTGATAGTCCATACTTCTTTATCAACTTCATTACATTATCCCATTCTTGTCTGGTTGATAATCCAAATGATAGTTCAACTTCTTTTTCTTTATCACACTCTTCACAATCTCTCTCTTTATCTGTGAAGAATAACTGCTCGTTCAATTGCTCTTCTGTTTGCGTCGTCTGTGTCTGCTCCGTATTCATAGTTCCATCTTTTTTTGTTGCGTATTGAGTTTATGTGTTTTCTTGATACACCGAACATATCTGCGATTTCTCTATCAAATAGAATAGTATTATCACATAAGTCCCTGATGAGTTCAACATCTTTTTTATCTAATTTGATTAGTCCCATTTTTCACTCCATTTTGATTTAACCCACGCCTTCATTTCGTTTATTGTTATTCGTATTGAGTATCGTGGTATTTTAGTTTTCTTATGTATAGGTTCAATCTTCCTGTGTTCCATATACATCCTGAATAAACCCACATTATACCAGTTGTCGGGATTATTCTTGAGTTCATCGTCAAGTAGAGAGTTTAACCATTCTACACTTGGTCTCTCTTGATAGGCGACATCTTCTTCATCAGGTATATCTAATGCTTCACTACTGAAGTTTCTATATGTCTTCTTGAACTTTGAGTTATTGGAATAGAATTGATTGGTGATGGTTCTGGTTAGGAAATACATTTGTTCCTGTTCGGTCTGTAGGTTATTCCATTTCTCATTTGTTCCAAGTTGAATTAGAACATCATGTAGAAGGTCAATATACCTCTCGTCTCCTTTGGTTATTCGCTTTGCGAGTTCTTTGTATTGTTTGTATCGTTGTTCCAACATAAGTGGTTCCAACTACCTCTCTTAAATGTCGTGTAAAGGTAATTGCTTGGTATTTGGTATTCATAAGATAAAGTCCATACAGATACACCATTATTTCTTTTGGTTAGTATTTCTCTCTTCTTATCATCATCCAAATTATATTTGTTTATCCTCTTACCATAAGTATTCTTCTTCATACAATTTAATCTGTTTGAGATACATGCGAGGTTCTCAATCCTGTTGTTCTTTGGGTTCCCGTCTATGTGGTCTATTGTATCAGGACAATCACAATCGTTAAAGGCTGCCCATACCATTCTTGAAACCTTCTTGGTATATGCTTTATTCTTGTATGAGATACAAACCTTTTGATAATCTCTATTATCAACTGGTGATTGAGCCATGATTGTATCTCTCTTGATGTTCTTTATTCTACCGAGATTTGATGCTGCGTATGTTGGATACATCGGTATTTGTCTCCATACTTCTTGTTCGTTATTCATAATTACAATAATTTACATTCATACCATCCCCGATGGCTTGTTCGTATTCTTCTTTTTCTATTTGTTTATTCTGTATCCACATTTCATACTCATCATCAAACATAAGGTCAAAGTCCTCTGCTGATAGGTAATCGTGGTGATATTGTTTTAGTGCTCCCATTTTATCTAAAGTTGTTATATGTGTTGTTGAATTGTTCTATCTCAAGGTAAGTCATACCACACCTTGAAACTTTATTATCCCAATCGTATTGTAGCATGTCTGCTATTTCTTGGTCTTTTGATTTAACCTTGTTGGTTAGGATTTGTTCTATATCCCATTCTTGTAGAGTGTCCCCGCTGATTAGTAGTGTCTTCATATTAGTCAATTCTTTTTAGTGGGCATTTATATTGATTACCGAAACGATAAGTTAGGAACTCATACTCGTATTTGTATTTCAAGTTAGAGAATACAACTACAGGTCTATTGTATTGGTTTGCTTCTACCCTAATAGTCATAGAACATTTCTTATCATACTTGTTAGTGTAAGTCATAGTTGCTTTTTCACCTGATACAAGTAATTCTTGTCTAATAATCTCAAACTCTCTGTATGAAGTTTTACCGAAGTCAAAAGTTTTGTTTTCCATTTTTCTATTATTTTAGTTTCTTATTTAATAAATATATCACAACATCTACAAAAGTCAATATCTACAAAGAAATATTTTTATTTTTTTTTGAGAGTAGTGATTATGAACCTATAACCCACATTTCATCGGTATTCCAATTTATTTTTTTAGATACTTCAACAACATAGTCAGTATAGTCGTGGCAAGGACTATCAACTTTATTTTTCTTCAATACCTTATGAAGATACTTTGTTCTCTCTTCATCGTTCTCAAACTCAAATTGTGTCTTAAAAGACATTACTACTGGATAGTCAATAAAAATCTCGGTGTAAGTTTTGTTCTTTTTCATATTCTATAAGGTGTTTTTTCTTCCTTCTTTAATAAATATAACACAACATCTACAAAAGTCAAATCCTACAAGAATATATTTTTTTATTTTTTTTATTTGGATATAATACTTACCTTCGTTGAAACAAAAAAAACTATGACTACCTACACATTAAAGAAAAGGATTACAAAGAAATACGGACAATTTACAGCAGTTGTTGAAGAGTGGAATGATGGCAAACAAATATTCCAACAGGTTAGAAAAGTTAGAAAAGGAACAAGACAGTTCGGTCAAAGTATGTTATATGGTATTTCCCCTATTGAGAGAGGTGGTTGCTATGATATGACTTCTGTAATGAAGGCTATTAAATGCGATGTAAAAATGTTCTATGAGGATTAAGCCATAGCAGTCATCATCTCCCCATCACTTGACCTCTTATCTACTTTGGTAATATAAAGATTTTCCAGAGTAGTTAGGAGGTTTTCCATTTCTGCCTGATACTCTTGTGTTGATAGAGTATAAATGTCCCTCTCCTTGAGTTGTAATTTAAGGTCTAATGTTGATAGGAATATGTGAGCAATTGTCTCACCGAACTCTCTTTTGAGTTTTCTATAACTCTGTATGGTAAAGTAATCAAACTCTAATGGTTCAAGGAACATAGATGTTAGTTCCTTACTGATTGTCTCAACAGGAAACTTATATGTAGGATTATCTTGAACTACACTTGTAAGTAAAGGTATTAGTGCTTGCTGTTGTTCCATAGAAAAAAAAAGAGGGGAGGAATAATAGAATAATGGATAATGGAAGCACAATTAGAATTGTAAAGACCCCCCCTCTATATCTTTAACTAAACTCAAACTGGCTGACTTCGTTGTCTCCGTTGAGTTTGTATTTTATCTTATGACCTATAAGGCCTGGCTGTATTGGTTCTTCAGTTTCAATTAGTAAAGGTTCATCTATACCTTCAAGAATTAGATTATAGAATAACTTACTTGGTCTTACTTGATTGTATTTCTTCTCTACTTTAATCAACTTACAATCTAAAATCTTATGTTCTTTACCTTTCATACTAATAAATATCTAAAAAAATAAAAAAATCAATTCTGTCTCCTTTTTCTTACTAATAAAACTGCTATAAAATAACCTATGAATATTTGTAATGCTAATAAATCTATTTTCATACCAGTTGCTATTCTAATTCCTATTACCGAAGGTTCTTATTTACGGGTTGATATGTGAGTGCTTATCCCATAGTTTTCACTATAGAATAACACACTCATAGTCATTACTTATTTGACTGGGAGGTTATAGTATCAAGGGAAACTATAACTTGGAAGCAACTTTAGATTGACCCTTCAACCTATCTATTATACACCTTCTTCCTTTGTGCTGGTGCTGACTTGTAATATAGATTATCCCCTTGTAAGTCGTTAAAGAATAAACGCAAGTGTTATGTTTCCGCCCATTTATTCCTAACAATAAATATAACTAAAATTGGAAAAAGTCAAATCAATCCCAACTCTTTTGGAGAATATTGGATAGATTTTTCGTAAGTTCTTTTTTTCTCTTTGAGATTGTATTTGAGACAGAACTGCTCATGTATGTTTTTCGTGAGGTCATACCCAATAGATTTGAGAAAACTATATGTCTCAAGCCAATCCTCTTTACTAACACTATACAAGGTTGGGCCTACTTCTCTTTTGATTAGTTTTTTCTTATTGGATTTTTCTTTTTTGATACACAGATTTCCACTACTAACACACTTCTTACATTTGCCAGAATATCCACTTGATACATTCCTGTTTTTGTAGTATTCAGTTAGGGGTTTCTGTTTTTGGCACGAACAACAAACCCTATTTCCTTCGTCTATTTTTTTTTCCATCTTTAATCCTTGTGATACGCAAACCTTACAAACTTTGCGTCTGTATCCGTTCTTACCTGTGATGGTATAACTTGTGATAGATTTTTCCTTTTTACAAACCCCACAAATCTTCTTATTTTCGTCGTCTTTAATCATAATGATATAAGTATATCAAAATAATAAAATAACTCAAGGAAGGGGTGTTTCTGTTCGTCTGGTGTTATTTCCAACCCTTCGCTAAAGATGCGATATATCTTTGTTGGTATTGTCCGTAGCAGAAACCAGCACGAACACCTCTATCTTTTTTCTTCTCTCTAACCATCTCATCACCCATACAACGACCCATAAACTCATTTAGAGTTTCTTTAGCCTTTGGTGAATACTCAAACTTTGTTCTACCAAAATCAGCACTCATACCAACTACTCCTCCTTGTTGTCCGTCATTAGGTTTTCTTGAAGAACAAGCATCTTTAGCATACTTCTCTGTGTATCCTGCTGACTGGTGTTTCTCCATACAATCGGTAGTAGGTAGTGTAGCAAACTCTTCACTCTCTTTTGTTGCGTAATTGAACCCTTGTGCGACCTCTGTTTCAAGTTCGTCTGTTGTGTCTGTAATGTCCTCTGTTCCCATTTCTTTTTTATCCCAATAAGAATAACACACGGCTAATCTTTGGTCTTGTTCTGGTAAAGCGTCTTTTTCAACACTCATACATCTTGAGATAAAATCTTGTTCGGTTTCGTTTGCTTCAGGTTTGATAGGCATAAATTATAGGGAGTTTTTTTTGAGTTTAATATTTTCGGCGTGTAGTTCATCCACCTTTTTTTCTAATTGTTGGATTTTAACATTCAACTCGTGTATCTCTTGTTTCAAGTCATCTATGATGTTCTTGTAAAGATTTACGGCAAGTTCAAGATTGCGTAAGGTTTGATTGTCCGTCTCTGCCTGTTGTCTCTTACGAGATACAAACCAAGCAGCAGAACCAGTCAAAGCGTTAGATATAAAAAGTAAAATAGTATCGTTCATATTAGTCGCAATTTACACAAGCATCATACTCGGGGCCTTGGTAATACGGAAGGTTTCTATACCAATCATTTCTTCTTGGTGGTCTTCTCATACCAGGAGCAAAGTGAATACCTGCGAAATAAGTTTGTGATGATGATGGCATACCATCTTTATCGGTATATGAGTAATACCAGGGATAATCACTTGGATAGGCTTGGACGCGGTCTAATAATCTTTGAGCATAGAACTCGTATCTACCTTGTTCTATTTCTCTCAAGTAAGACATACCTTTAATGTCTATTGAGGTTCCTTGTTCTGTATTACCTATTGTGATGGCTTTATTCATCTTACGAGCAAAAACTTCAGGCATCGCCTCGTAGAATGCTCTATGAACGAGATACGGAGCAATATAATCATCCAACATAATTCTATCTGCTTGAGACATAGTCCCACCTGATAATTGAACTGACTTTACTAATTCCATGTAGTAGTCGTAGCCTTTGGTTCCTATGAGCGTCTGTAGGCCGAGTTCCTGTCCCATGTAAATCGTGCTCGTTAGAAGGGCCATGTCTATATTTTGATTTAGCGTGGAAAACGCTTTTAACTTGGTTTCGCTGATAAGTAATACTGTAGCCATTCGTTATATTCCTTTTTCTATATCAATTTGTTCTTGAACTTCGTCTGGTAAGATTTGGTTTTGCTCAATACCCAATTTGATTACTTGTTTATTTTTTAAGAACAGGATTTTCTCAAATGTCTTTAACATATCCTCTTGGATAGGAATAATTCTTGTCTGTAAGAATAGATTGTAAGCATCTAACATTTCTGCTCTGCCTCCTAATTGTCCTGATGTTTTTATACCCAATAACATCGGGGAACTTATACCCCACGCTGTAAGAATTGTTTGGTCTATCTGTGGTGCCATTTGTGAATACCAAGCATCACTTGCGTTGTTCGGTATTGGAGCAATAACAGGGGCTGTTTCAGGGTTCTCACTAAAGAATAGGAAAACCTTACCACCATTATTTGTGGAGGTGTATTTAGCCTCTAATTGACGCATAAGTATATCTCTCTCTTCTTCACTTGGAACACCATTTGTGAAACTCACAGACATACTTGGCATCATAGAGTTTTGAGTGTTATTCAAGTGGAAGTTTCTAATCTCAATATCTAATTGACTTGTAGTCAAAGAAGCAATCCAATCAGGGGCTGGATAATAACTCATCATCGGTTGATATTTCTTTACATAATAGATTTGAGACGGGCTGTCTTCACCAACCATGTTAAAGGCTGGTAATTCAACTGGTTTCCATTTTTGAGGATTGATTTGTGTTCCCTTCCAATCTACAGAATAGTAGTAAGTATCCACATTACCGAACATATCCTCTTTACCTGCTCTCAATCTTGAGAAGTCAGTATGGTAGATTTCAGCAATTCCACCATCGTTAGATTTTACGATGTTGAGTGCGAACCCACCAAAAATAATTCTATCAACCACACACTTCTCATACACCTCATATAAGGTCTCACTTCTATTTGCCATCCCAATAGCATTAGGGTCTCCCTCTTTAACTATTAGGTCTTTACCCTTCACACCATACATAGTAGCATTAGCACAAGCACGAGTGATTGGGGAATATTGATAGTTTGTAAGCAGGTGATTAGGGAACATATTATCGTCCCCGTAGAACACCCACGGCTTGTTTTTGATTACCTCTTGGAATTGTGGAACATACGCTGCGTTAAACTCTTGTATATGTAATCCGTATTTGTTTTTCTCGTCCATTACTAATAAATATCAGTTTTTTTCATTTTATCCATATCAATACTTGTTTGATAGGTAGTTAAACATTTGGGACAACTGACTATTATTTAATTTTTTATCAAAATAGAATTGTTCCGTATTACCATCTAATCCTCCATCAAACATCAATCTATACTGCTGGTCTGTAAGTGTGTATAGTGATGATGAAACTTGTGTTCCTGAAGCAATCAAGGTATTATTCTCCCATACTTCTAAATATACATCTCCGCTCTGTTGGTATGCTCTTACAGCAATAGCAGTCCAACCAGTAGTTGATAAATCAAATCCAACTTGAAGAGTGCCTCCACCATTTAATCTGGCTTCAGCATAGAATACATTAGGAGGGGTATTTAGGTCTCTAACAAAGAAAAATCTTGTTCCTGTTGGGAAACCTGTGCCATCATACGCTTCTACAAAACAACCTCCTCTCTGTGGAGAAACATTATCATCATCTATGAAACCAAACCAAGTAAATCCGTTATGATGTGCTGTGTAAGTTCCCAAAGGATTAGATAATGGTGAAGCATTCTGGCTCGTCATTCCTGATACACCTAAATAACCTGTTGGGTAATACATAGGCCCATCATTTGGAATACCATTTTCAACTACAAATGGAACTGAAGCAATTAAATCTGTTGCTCCACTTACTCTATTATTATTAGGTGAGTTTAGTGATAATGTTGATGAGTTCGTAAAGTCAATCCACCATAGAGCATTAAATGCCGCAGGATTGATTACAGGAACTCCTGAAGGTGTCGGGCTCGGTGTAATAGTGGGGGTCATAGTCATCGTTGGTGTGATGGTAGGAGTGATTGTTGCGGTCGGTGTGGGTGATGGAACTGGCGGATTTGTTAAATCAAATGTATAACAAGAAGCAGGTTGTGCGATACTTGATAAATAACCGAAACCATCCTCAAAATCTACATAGTAAATTGGAATACCACTTGAGTTTTCCAACAGATACATAGTTCCATTATTGAAATCTAATGGGAATTGAAGACCTGCCGCATTCACAGCGACAGCAGTATTACCACTAAAATACATAGTTGAACCACCTATTCCAATAGTGATAGGGATTTCTGCTACAAGTTGTGGATTGGTAGAACCTGAATATAATTGATAGTATCCTGTTCCACCTGATGCTGAACCATAAGTTAGAACTGTTTGTGTATTACCTGTGTTGTAATAGATGTTATACACTTGGGCACTATTACCTATCTCTAACCACTTCGTTTTACCTGATGTGGTTAAATCGTATAAGTATAAAGTTGAACCTGTTTGTGATACGAATTGGGCACTCTCACCGATGATGAGGTTATTTGCGTCATAAATACCTAATGAGTAAGAGGCGTTTGGTGTGGCTCCTGAACTCTCCCATACATCCCATTTATTTACTAATGATAAATTGAAACAACCACCCGATGTGATTGTGTAATCGTATTGGTAATAGTTAGAACAACCATCAACCATAAACATTCTTGAAGCGTCAAACGCAACTTGAACTGGAGCACAACTATCTAAACTTGATAAGAACGATGCTGTGGTTCCTGTATTCTTGTAGTAGATACTATTGATAGGAGAATACCTTGTAAGGTATGTAGGACACGCACCAGTCAATCCTGTAGGACAAACAGGGGTTGTATCACCTGATATACAGAACTGCTCCTCTTCACTAACATAAATGACTTGTGAGAAGTCCTCATCATTAGACACATAAGGCTCAAAGAAACATTCTTGGGTATTATCATCACCTACGATTACCCACGCTCTACCACTCTCTAATTTATTGTATGTTAAATCAATATCGGTATTGGTCGGGGACAATTGCTCATAGATGGCGTAGTAATACTGACCCAAGTAGTTTCCAAACCATACTTCAGGTGGAGATGCTTGTAGATTTACATTACCACCTTCTACGAACCTGAACTTATCATAACGAACATTACTTGTAATAACTTCAGGAATGAATGATATTCTCTCCTTTGATGCTATATGTTGAAACGAAAATAAATAATAAGGATTAGCAAGTGTCTTATTCATAGACACAGTCGCAATTAAATTATTTACTTGGTTTTTTCTAATTATTAGCATTCTCGCTTATTATGTAATGTGCGTCAAGTTTATCGTCAATCAATATAAAAAGTATATTCATATTTTAACAACTCGTATAAGTCCCTCCTGATATGAACCCGTTATTGATAAACATTCTATTTGCTGAACCAGGAGCAGTTTGATTAGCGTAAAACGCAGATGCCGCTAATATTGTTCCTTGAGCATTTTGATAGATTGGTTGTGAGTTTGTTAGACACGCCCAACAAGTAGCAGGAGCACAAGGAGCACAATTACCTAAATCATAAGCATATAATGTGGAGGTATTACCACTCGCTAAATTATTACAAGCATCAAGTGCTGTCGCTCCCGAACCTACAATAAATGATAGGCTTGGTGGTAATGGTGAAGAGGTTGGGGTGGGGGTTTGCGTAGGGGTAGGTTGAGGCGTTGGAGGAATAGACCATAAGTCATATTGCCATTTGTCCTTCAGGTATGCTTCAACTTGTTCTTGCTCAAATGCGGATAAATTACGATTGTAAATCATAACCTCACCCATTTCCATATTCATATTATTAAAGTTCTGTGTGCCAGCACTTGTTGTTAGTGTTATTCCCATAACAGCGTTATTCCATCTACCCTCATAAGAAATACCACTAAATGAGGTTAGTGATGTTCCTGAAGTTGCGTTAGATTGTATGGTGCTAAAACCAGTTGGATAAATATTTACAGCCTTCATTAGGAACTTATCATTTAGATTAGTTCCAGTATAACCAGTCAAAGACATATTTTGGACTAATGGACTGTAAGCATTTGTAGATGCTAAATTACTGCTGCTTGCTTGACTAAAATATCTATCCCAAGCGCTGGCTCCTGAAAATGCTACACCTCCATTTGTGAAACCTGAATAGAATTGAAATGAGTAATTAGAATTGTTATAGGTAGAACCCTGTGGTTTAGCAAACACAACGAATGTGGTTGAACCAGAGTGAGGTATAACAGGTTGATTAAATCCTGATAAACCATCTTGAAGAGTGGCTGAAGCGTTCGCAGTAAATCTAACCACCTGTTGATTGCTCGGCATCAAAGTTGAACCTGATAAAATAGGTCTTCTATTGATTGTAGATGCTGATAATTCCCAAGTGTAATTTCCTTTGGAAGTCCATTTATCTACAAATGTTGTTCCACCTGATAATACAAGGAACATAGTTGAACTATCTGTAGCGTCAAACCATAAATCAGGAGTTGGTAAAGGTAATGGTGTGGATGTTGGTGTGATTGAAGGAGTTGGTTGTGGAGTAGCCGAAGGTTGTGGTGTCGGTTGTGATTGACCTATAACAGTTCCTCCTTGTTGAACGGCATTCTCGTATCCATCAACTCTCTTAAATCTTGACCTCTTCGCATCCCAACTATCAAACGCATTAGCATTTAATGGTGTTTTCGTTTTACCTTCAACTTGTTTCTGTGGTGAGAAATAGGTTTGTTGTTTCCCTAAAACCCCCCATACTCTTTTGTCTATATTTTTGCTCATAGATATTCGTGGCTAAAAAAGTTGGGGGAGCAGAACTCCCCCGAACCTTTATATTATTTAACAAGGACAACTTGATAATGTAAGTCCTACTAAAGTAGATTGTAGAGAACCTGCTAATTTCTTTGCTGGTTCCTTCTCAAATCCTTCTAATACAACTGTATATCCGTATCTGTCTGCGAAAGCAGTTCCAGTTTCCGCTGTTCCTGTTTGGAGTGCTAAACCGAAGTCCTCACCCAAATAGAAAATATCACCTTCATTTGTCTCAACAAACACCTTTAAGTTAGTGTTTTGAGCCAAGAGTTTAATTTGGTTTCTTGTAGATTGTTGTAGTTTTAGGAATACTAAATTGACTACTTGATTATACACTACAGTTCCATTTTCTAAACTCGCTTGGATTGTCTCAACAAAGTTAGATGTATTCTTCTCAACTAGTAACTGATAAACAGTTCCTCCAGTAGCACCTACTGTTAGGATTTCTTGGTCGCCGTTTTCAGTTGTGCCAGTTATACAACCAGCAACTACATAGGCGGATTTTATCCCCCCTACTGCGTCTCTACAGCCCTTACAGATATTACTACTCGTAAAACATGATGAAAAACTCATAACTTTTGTTTTTTAATTTTTTGACTTTTCAAGTCCGTTTATTTTTATGTTAAACCATTAGTGATTACGAATTGCGGCCAAGCAATTTGGACGCCAATCTTGAAATTACTTCTCAATCTTACTTCGTCAAAATCTACAGAGTAGAACATTTTAAGATTATCCATATCACTCATTAAATCCACACCTGCTACTAAATAGCCTGCTGGTGCCAACATAATAAGGTTAGAGTTCAATAGACCTCCTACAGGATGAACTAAAATGTTAGTTGCTGGATGGAATGTCTTGAAATCTTCATAAGAACCTTCAGGATTGAAGTGATAATAATTTGCCGTTCTGTAGTTGATAAGATACTTACGATAATTCGCATGGGACATGAAAACTACCCAGTCAGTTCTATTTACAACATCGTCTGGTATTTGCTCAATAAGATTATCTACTTGAGATAATGCTGTAGTTGAATTGATTGGTGATTGACCTGGAACTACAATACCGCCAGTTATTGTTTGAGTATCAGCAGTTGTTCCACTTACGCCTCTTACTAATTGCTTGAAACCAGAGAAACAAGTTGTCGCTGAAGAAGCACCCCAGATTTGGTTTTCCACATATTGTGAAATCTGTGCCACCTTCAATTCGCTAATTTGTTGCTCAAAAGGAACTGTCTCTGGAGTTGAACCAGGAGTTAGTAATTGACCTAACCAGTAATTATTTAAGTCAGCAGGACAAAGTGTTTCATTCACTTTATACTGGCACACAGTAATATCTCTCTGTGTGTAGATTGTTGAACCTGATGGAGACCATCCACAAGTTCCGTCTTGAACTTCAAGGTTAGAGTTTAATAGGTTGATTGCTTGAGAGCCTTTCACGCCTGGTTGAACTTTAATCAACTTGATAGTTTCACTTTCCAAAATTGCTCTTCTAATCAATTCACCACCAACTTCGTCTGTATATGTAGATAAAGATGATAAATTAAAATTGAAGTCATACTTTTTGTTTGCCATAACTTTAGTTATTTTATTTTATTTGATTTATTTTTTAGAACCTTGCCTGATAGAAACAAGTTGAGAGATGTAATCATCCTTCGCTTGGTTTAATTCAGTTTGGATTTGGTTTTTACCCATTCTTAAAGGTTCTCCCGCTGGTTCTTTAGCGAACTTGGAGACCTTCTTTTTCATTTCTTCTTGGTCTGCTACGATAGTATCAATTTTATCTTTGATTTCTCCTAACACAGTCATAATTTCCTTCTTGAAACCTTCCATATTGTCGTTGCCTTGAGATAAAGCAGGTGTAGTCATACCCATCTCTTCTTCAACTTCATCCATTTCGTCTTCAGGAAGTTCAACATTTTCTCTCTCGGTGATTTTTCCGTCTTTAGTCATGATTTTAATTAGAACTTCTTTGCCTTCTGTGTCCTTGAGTTTTAACTCGTGTTCGCCATCGGGTGCTGGTTGTTCTTTTCCATCAGGACTAACAATTTTAACTTCTTCACCTACATCAAATGTTGGGGATTTTACTACTGTGCCATCTTTTAGCATCGCTTCTACGAAGTTTTGTTTTTGTTCCATATTGTCGTAATTTATTTTTTGGACTAATCCGTCCTTGATTGTTATTTTGGTTGTATCTTCTAACTCAAACTCACCATCAGGTGCTGGTATTTGCCCGTCTTTATTTATGATATAAATAGGCTCACCAACACTTAAATCACCTTCAGTAATGATTTCATTACCATTTTCTTTGATTTTATAGGAGTTGAACTTATACAATCCAAGTAGTTTATTTATTCTGCGTATAGCATCTTGGTAATTCATCATACAAATTGTTTTAGGATGTCTTTGATTTTTTCAACTATTGCGGTGTTGTCTTTATGGAACTTTGCCTTCTCAAGGAAATAACCTTGAACTGAAAATCCATTTAACTTACCCTCTTTAACCTTGTTCCATATAGCGTCATCTTCTATCTTCATAGACACCATCCAAGTTCCTTTAGGATAATTCATACCGAATACTTGTTGTTTATCGTGCTGTGGGTCATCAACTATCCAACTCTCAACCACAGATACTCCATTTAGAAACTTCCGTCCATGCTCAACATTTGTTTTGTCTAACAATTTCTCAATCATGAACTTCTGTTGTAGTTTTTTAATGGTCTCTTCAGTAAAATACACATAGTATATTTCACCAGTAATTTCATTTCTTCTAATAATCATCTTATCAGGAACCATAGCAGGGCCTACAACCATTTTTTCTTCCATAGAAAACACAGAAAAACTCATCTCGTTTCTAATGGACTTTAATTTGTCTGCTGCCCAATTTATTCCTGTCGTTCCACCCCATCCTAACCAAGCGACATAACCTTTGTCCTTCCAAGGCGTGTCCTTGAACTCGGGTGATACTTCGCTATTCTTTTTATGTCTTTGGAAACCAGACATTCTGGCAATTGTTTCTTCACTTATCTTCTCACCCTTACATAATTGATTGGCTCTAATCCAACCTACTTGCGTCATCCCCTTTACTTCGTCTCCATATTCTTCCTTCCACTTGATGGCTTTACAAGCATTATTCTTTACTGAAGTTGGGTAGTCATCGTAAGATTGGAACTCTTCCTTCATCATTTCTAAAGCCATCTTTACAGGGACACAATTAGGGTCTCCATTATCTTTGAGACCAATAGGTTCGTATCCTTCCCAACAAGCATCTTCTAAACCGAAATTATCCATAGGATTATCACTTCCACCCACATCATCAGGTTCTTCACCATTATCTGTGATATAACTTGTTTCATCTTTTGGATGAGCCTTACAAGGCATAAACAATTTCTTATCTCCGTAAGAATGTTCGTGGGAACCTTCACAACCAATCAACATAGCAATTGCTTCAGCGTCCTCTTGTTTCTCAAAAAGAGGTAGTGATGCTAATACAGGTTTTTTCTTTGGTTTTGAGATTTGTTCCACATAAGGTGATAAAGCAGATACATCAGGATTTGATGCTGCGAAACCTGTTCTTGGTGGGGTATTTCCTGCTGCGATTGTGGCAGTTGTTCTTGTATCAGGGCCTGGCATTCCGTCCTCATCTTCTACACCTGTAAGGACATTATCGTTATTCACAATTCTACCTGTTCTTTGATACATAAGTTGAACCCACTTATGACGGCAATTGTAAGACCCCCTCCATGTAAAGATGTCGTATCCATCAGGCCCAACTTCATTTACTGAACGATTACTCATCTCCATAATGTCTTCAATCCTGAATACCCTACGAGCAGCCATCATTTCAGCACAGAATGTTCTGTTTAAGTCATCTTTTGGGCCTACATACTTGTATCTAAATCTAACATCAGGAGTGTCCTGTGCTGATGGTATATTGGGATTAGAGATTATTTGGAACTCTTGTTTTCCAACTGGTTTTACCGCAGTTATTTCCCAACCTTCTTTTTCAAGAAACCCTTGTGGTTCTCCGTAAGCGTGAAACATTTGGATTACTTGTGGTATTTGTTCGTCAGCAAGAATATAGTGAGAACATTTGCCGTCCTCACAAGGTGTTTCTTGTTCTTGATTGAAATACTCAAAGTTTGCTTCGTGTGCTGGCATCTCTACCAACGCAATACCATCAAGCCCCGCTTCGTCATCTCCGTCCTGAATGATAAGTTCAATTATTTTAGGGGTCATATACTAATAAATATCAATTTTTTTAATAAGTTCAATCTTTTATAGTGTAGAACGAGTTTTAATATTCCTATCTAACATTTGTTGATTAGACATATCACTCGCAACCACATAAGTTTTGATTGGTGCTTGTTGTAAAGTCATGGAGTTTTGTAGTTGTTGTAATGCTTGGTCTTGTGAGAATGAACCTACAGCAAGTCCTCCATCAGCAAATCTTTTTCCTCCACCTATAGAATTGATTGATGATAGTAATGGTCTAAACATCGCTGTTGATTGTGCGTTTATTACACTCTCACCATTACTCAACATCGCAGGTATTAAATCACTTTTTGGGCCTCCTATTCCTGATACTAAACCACCTGTCGCCATACCTCTTGGTCTTGGAACTGCTGTGCCTGATGCGGCACCTGTTCCAGCAGCAGCACCACTCGCACCAGGAACTGGCGTCTTTACGATGTCTGCTACTGCCTTGAAACCAACAAGTCCTGTCGCTACTGCTTGAACTATCGCATAACCAGGAACAGGAACCTTACTGAATGCGGCAAGTTGTCCTGCGATGGCTGCGTAAGTGTTGATTAGTGTTGCGGCTATTGATAGTGCTTTACCCGCAACAGTATTCTTACCCGCTATATCAGCAACAGCATTTAGAGCCGCAGCAGTTGCTCCTAATAATTTTTGTTGTGCGTCAAACTTCTTTTGTTCTATCGTGATTTGTGCTTCAGCGGCTGCTTTAGCATCTGCGGTTTGTTTGTCCTTTAACGCTTTGATTTGGTCTGCCGTTAAACCTTCACGAGCGAGTTGTTCTGCGTAGTATCGTTCGTCTAACGCTTTTTTGGCATCAAGTAAGGATTGTTGTTGTGCTAAATCCCCTTCAGCCTTCCTCATATTCTCTGCGAACTTGTCGTCAGTTTCCTTCTTACTTGCTTCAGCAGATTTTAATGCCGTATCTAAATCACTCTTGGCTCTCTTCGCATTCTCTGTTTGGACTGCTATTGTAAGATTTGATTGAGCAAGTTTGATGTCTTCAAGTCGTGCCTTTTCTTCTTTGGTTAGTTCCTTCTTACCTTCATAAAGTTTCTTCTCGTTTTCTAACCCTTTAGCCTGTGCCGCAAAAATAGCATCTTGTGCTGTTCTTGCCTCTTTTGAGTTTTCACCATACTTTTCTTTTTGTAGATTGTATGTGGCTGTAAGGTCATCAAGTTTTCTTTTGTTTGCCTCTTGTTGTGCTTTAACCAACTCATCAAAATCCTTCTTCTCTTGTTCTTTGTCTTTGTTTCTAAAGTCGGTCTTCTTGGTAATGTAGTCAGCGTCAAGTGCTGTAAGTTGTGATTGGTAATCCTTATATTCCTTACTATCTTTTTTGTATAGTTTTTGTTGGTCTTCTAATAATTTCTTCTTTGAGTTGTAAGTATCTTCAGCATACTTTTTTTCTATCGCTAATTTCTCTTGTTCTGTTTTAGCACCATCTAACGCTATTGCTTTAGCCTTGTCTAAATCTGCCTGTCTTGCTTTTTCAGCACTCTCTAATTGAGCCTTCTGTTGGTCTAATGCTTTTTGTCTGTCGTCCCCTTGTTGCTTGAGGTTTTCTTTTTGTGTCTTTGTTAGTTGGCTTGCTCCATCCTCAAAGTTTTTAGTCGCAGTTGTATAGTTTTTACTGAAGTCCGTAAATGCTGATTTAGCATCATCTACTGCTCCTGAAAAATCACCCGAAAACACCTTGACTAATGCTGACCCTAATTTACCGAGTGATTGTAATAAAGCGGATATACCTGAATAAACAACTTTGACTGCTGATGATACAATCGGCATAGCCTTTGTGGCTAAACTAATCATCGCATCAATTACAGGTTCAAGTGCTGCGAATACCCCACCCAAGATTTGCTCAAACGCAATCATTAGGGGTTCCAACTTTTTAGTCATCTTCTCATTTTGACTAAACGCTGCTGTAAGAGCACCTACTGCTGAAACGATAAGACCTATTCCAAGTCCCTTGAATGCTAAACCTAATTTGTTTGTTGATGATGTGAATGTATCAAGACCTCTACCGATTGAACCTAATGGGCCTGGTAATCCTGCTAATGTATCAATCCAATCCTCACTCTGTCCCTTTGCTGTTTTAGCGGCATCACCAATATCATTTATTCTGGCTTGTATCTTCTTGTATTCATCACTACCAGCAACTGTTTCCCTTTGGAGTTTCTTTAACTCCCTTAAAGTTTTGAGGGTGCCTTCAGCATTTATCGCCGCATCAATTTTAACCTGTAAAGTTTGTGTTTGTGCCATTACTGTTCTGTTCTCTTTTTAGCAATCTCAAAAAACATCGGTAAGTTTTTGAGTTTGGTATAAAACTTATGGAAATCTTCTCTCTCAATCATTTCCTGATTTAGTGCTCTTCTTAAATCTCCTATTGGGTCTATGAACTCAATATCTTCTGTTTTTTCAACTATCTCTGTATTCATAATATAAAATATCGTTTTTACTTTAAGCGGTTATAATTCGTCTCTAATTGCTTTATAGAGGGATACAACTACCACCCGAACAAACATATATTCCAAGTATCTCTCCTGAACCATCAAGGTCAGCGATACGGAATGGGCCTGTGTTAGTGTCTGTTGAAACATTTGAGTATGCTAAATAACCACTCTGTCCTGCGTATCCATAAATGAAATCACCGATGGTTAAACCAGCATAGTTTTCACTCGCACAATCTGTAGTTTGTATTAGGTAATTTGTATTACAATAATCACTACAAGTTCCTCTCAACGCTCCATGTGTAAAAATTGTGTTAGGACAAGGAGGGGTTGAACTCGGTGTTTGGGTGGGTGTTGGCGTGGTCTGTGTGCCAGTTGGTGTGTTTGTCTGTGTTGTGGTTGGTGTTAAAGTAGGAGTGGCACTCGGGGTTGGTGTTATTTGATTGAATACAACAAGAACACAAGGACAAACAGGGACTACGGAACTGATTGTAAATCCGCTTATATTAGAACCCGTATTGTATGTATGGTTATGGTCGTTAGTCGCCATAATCGTAGTGTAAGGTTGATTGATTACTCCACCATCTATATCAAAAGTTCCTGTTATTGTATAATCACAAACAGCATTAGCATTACCTGTAAAGTCGGGATTATCAAACAAAGTAAATCTTATATCACTTGTTCCTTGTTGGTTGCTACTCATATATTGAGTTGTAAATGTAGAACAAGTCGGCGTGATGGTTTGGGTTGGTGTGTTGGTAGGAGTGGCTGTTTGACTTGAAGTCATAGTTGGAGTTAAACCAATAGTTGAAGTCGGGGTGCTTGTAGGGGTGGATGTCGGCGATAAAGTTGGGGTGTTTGTAGGACACACAACAGGATAAGTTATTATACCATCCAAACCAAACTCCATTTGTCCTGCCTTCGGGAACCTTGCCCCGTCGTATATCGTAGAGCCTGTAGCAAATCCAATCATAGATGGGAATGCTGGGAAACCAGTTATTAAAGGATTTGTTGATTGACTATAAGAATACCAACCTAAATTAGTATTATACTCATCAAATCTTCTATAAATTGTGTGGTAATCTACACCATCGTAATTTTGGAATATTGTATAGTTATTTCCATCAGGTGCCGTAATAAACTTGAAGAATTGTGTTGTTCCTGTTTCAGTTTCATAACCATAAGTAAATGAACCACCTGAATAGATTGTGCTTCTACTATATGTTCCATTTATTATATCAGGGTTTGTTGAATTACTAATAATCAATTCTTGTGGGCATACTTCATTAGGAGTTCCTGTTGGTGTGGCGGTAGGAGTTCTCGTTGGAGTTCTCGTAGGAGTGTTTGTATTAGTCGCTGTGTTAGTTGGCGTAATTCCAATAGTTGAAGTCGGTGTGGATGTGTTTGTAATAGTTGCTGTAATACTTGGTGTGGGAGTTCTCGTTGGTGTGTTTGAGGGTGTGGGACTGATTGGTATAGGGTCGCAATCCACAGCATAACCATTACTATCCATCTTTACTATATTACTTGTAAGGACACCATCATAAGAGTTGAAGAAACCAGCACAAAAGATATAACCAGCATCGTTAGTTGCTCCTGTAATTTGATATAAGTGTTGGATACTATCTTCCGTCACCAGCGATGTAAAGTTTCCACTATTCCAAGTTGTATCTAATGTTCCATTAGGATTGATACGAGTGATTTGATTTGTTGGAATACCTGAATATGAAGATGAGAAACCTACTGAAATATATTTAGAACCTTGAACTAAAACTTCATATTGGAAATTGGAAAATCCACCTGATACAAAACTTGTATCTCTTGTTCCATTTGGATTTAGACGGATTATACCTCTTGGAATATTCACTCCATTATACACGACCATATCTCCAACACAAATAAGTTTTCCATCAGGTAAAACCTCAAAGTCATTTACACCACCACCAAATCCAATACCTGAAGTATTGAATGGGTCGCTTGAAGCGTATGTTCCATCACTATTTAATTTTATTAAATTAGACCTACCTGATTGAGTAAAAGCACCACTTACATAATAAGTTCCATCACTATTTTTGATGACTTTAGTAATTAAAGTTGTTGATATTCCTGATATAGCATTATTACTAAATGTAGTATCCAAAGAACCATTACTATTTAATCTACAAATCATTCCAACAGGTGTTCCTGAATACTGATTATCACCTGTTCCACAAACTAAAATCTTACCTCCTGTATCAAGTGCGGCATAGTATGTGGTTCTTGTAAATCCTGTTCCAATTACAAATGAAGTATCTAATGTTCCGTTGTAATTTAATCTGGCTATTCTGTTTCTACTAACACCGCTAAAGGTTGTAAAACTACCTACTACTACATATTTTCCGTCGGGTTGTTGGACGAACTCAAGTGGGCCTTGAGCAAGACCTGTAATACCAAAACTTGTTCCTGGATTAAATGTTAAATCAACCTCACCATCTGTATAGGCTCTAACCATTTGACTTCTTGATACTCCATTTAACGAAATAAAACCTCCAAGCATAGCAAACTTTGATGGGTCAAATACATCTTGTAAGATTGTATTTACTACACCATTATCATTTGTTCCAACACCTGAAAAACAGATGCCAGGACACTGCGTTAAAGTGGGTGTAATAGTCGGTGTGTTAGTCGCAGTATTACTCGGGGTTGGCGTTATTCGCAATTTATTTATACTCATATTACGGACAAGAAACGAAGTTTAATATCACACCTGAACTATCCACTTGAACTGCTGCCCAAGCAAGACCAGAACAGAATGTTCCTGTTGATGTATCTACTACAATCCAATTACCTCCACCATTAAATGGTGATGTGAGTGCTGCGTCATTATACACAATAGTTAAAGGAGCCCAAGTTGGGGCTGATTTATAGTATGGACGAGAACATGCTTTATTGGAACAAGCATCTCCTGAACTACCCCAAGTGCTCGCACCACCAGCGTAGATATACGAAGTAAATGGTGTTCTTGTGGGTGTGGGTGTGAATGTTGCGGTAGGGGTGGGCGTTGCTCTCGTTGGTGTGATAGTGGGACTGGCTGTGATACTTGGTGTCGGTGTGGGTGAGGTTCCAGGACAAGCAGTCGTAGTCGGTGTGAAACTCGGTGTTATTGAAGGAGTTAAACTTATCGTCGGTGAGATGCTCGGCGTGGGAGTGGGTGTGTATCTAAATGCCATTACTAATAAATATCATTTTTAACAAGGAGTGCCATTTGTTGTTATGGTGAATACCGCAAGGTCAGCGTAAGGGAAACCAGGTAATACCGAACCTTGTTGAATACATGATGGTATAGTATAACTACCTAATGAACTTACAAACACATAGGTAGATGTTCCATTACATAGATTATATTTCAACCATCCTGTGTTGGTTATGTTTAATGTTGTATTCACTCTACAAGCAATACCTGAAGGCGTCTGGCTTGGAGTTATTGAAGGGGTTGGTGATAAACCAGGGGTCGGTGTGGGAGTTCTCGTAGGTGTGGGTGATAAACCAGGAGTATTGGTAGGTGTGGGGGTCGGTAAAGGCGTCCAACTTGAGCAAGGACTATATGATGATAAACAATATGTAAATCCTGTATCTTGGAATGAACTATACAATCCACATAATGTAATCGCACTTGATGGGTCAAGCGTCCATGTTCCATCAACCCCATCACAATACTTGAATGAGAATGTGTTTGTATTATCACCTGTATTTGTAATAGTCATAGATACACAACTACCCGTAAATGGTAATATCGTTTCATCCTTGAATGGTTCTAATAAGAAGGTGGGTGTTGTAGCAGAACAAGAGTTATACACAGCATAATCCCAAAAGATATAGTAATTAGATGTCTGTGTTCTATACACATCAAAGTATGGAACCTCATAGGTATATGCTTCGTTGTATTCGGTTCTAACAACCTTATATCTCTCAATAACCTCAAATGGTTCCTCATCTAAAGGCCCCTTGTAAATATCCACATATTGACCCTCAAAAGCCCATACAGGATACAGAATGTCTGTGTGTGTATGTATCACATCACAAGGGTCATTACAACTGATTAAATCGTAGAATAATACAGGACTTGATTGGTAATCTCTTGTGAGTTTAACTAACTCTACACTACACATACCAGGTTCAAGTAATGATAGTCCTGATATTTTGTTTATCCTGAACTTTGTATTTTTAATCATGATGACTTCGTTGAAATACAAAGTAGATACATCCCATGGCGTTAGATACATTTGGACTTGGTAAATCTTATTCTCATCATTCGTCAGGTCTTCAATATAATCTCTGTAATATCTGTCGTATTGGTTCTCTAATGTTGGATATACAATCTCATCACTCGTAAATGTATTACTACTATCATAGATGGTATAATGTGAGAAACCCTCAATAGCAAATGGATATGTTGTTAGACGATTAAAGTTTTGGAATGTCCCCATACTTGTAAGACCTAATACTGTGAATGGTCTATTGGTTCCTGCGTATCTATAGAAGAACGGATTTGTCTTTGTATTACCTGTTGGGATTGATACGGACATGAATGTCTGTCTCGGTATTGAACGGAATGGTCTATACTCAAAGGTTGATATACCATTATTGTTTTGTTCCTTACTAATAAAATAACAAGGTAAAGCGATGTTAGTATCACCTGAAGCGTTCAAGTAGTAATCGGTATTTTGTCCTAATGTCTGTGTAAGATTTGTTGTTTGGTTCTTGTAATCTATGTTGAGGTCAAACTGATTTTGACCGAATATTTTGTTTGTTCTTTTTTGGTATTCTGTGTTGATGTAATCCTTGTCTTGTTTGTTCGCAGCAAAGATTGTTCCGTTGATTAAATTGGATGTGGGGTAAATGTTTTGTGTCGCATCAAAATCAACCTTATTAGTCCAATCCAAAGTTTCCCCTTTACCGATGTAATCAATCATAGGTTCCACAATAAGTGTCTTGGTCTTTACAGGATGTTCTACTACGACAAGATTAAATGTCTTATTCACATTCTGTATGAAGTCAATTTGTTTTTGGTCGCAGGACATCTCCTTATACAACTCAATCGTGTAAGGTAAAACTACTGGTGAGTTTGTAATCTTGAATGTCGCACCTTTAACCCTAAATGGAAGGCCATTTTTGGTATAGGTAAGCATATACAAATCCGTTCCATAAAACGAACCTGTGGATGTTGTTGTCCCCGTCATGAAAAATGTATTCGTTAAACCTGATGATTGAGTTAGAACGAAATAATTTACACTCTTTATTAGTTGAGCATTTAATGGTGTTGAGTTTTGTAGAAACTCCCATAGTGTGAATGTTCCACCTGTATAAATCCAGGGGAATACACCGAATGGTGCTGTGCTCTCTACAGTTATTGTTGCTTCCCAAGAAAAAGGTTCTCCGTTGCTCTGTGGTAGAGCAAACATATAGGTCAATTCATTCGCTGTTAAAGTTGTAGCGGAATAACCAGAATACGCAAGAGGGTTGAAATCAAAGTTTTCTTCAACGATGTTTTCTGTCTTAAACCAGTTTTGGAAACTACTAATCCCTGTTGTATTGTTTCTTATATCTCTAATATATGAGTTTGTCTCACCCGTTGTATTTATCCACTCATATTTGTAAGGGGCTGCTTGAGCCATAAATGGTTGCTCGGTATTAAAGGATAATGGGATATAGTATCTACCGAAGTAGTCAGTATCAAAAAAAGAACTCTCAAGATAATATCCTGCTTGATTGACTATAAGTTCATATAATGTTCTCGTCCTAACAGAAGGAATAAGATATGATGATATGAGCGGAGACCCTGAAAAATCAAAGAACCCTGGTGTCCCTGAAAAATCAAGGAGTGGGGTATTGGCTGTGTTTATATCTCTAATGTCTCTAAATGTTGAACCAGTATAATCATAACCTCTTTGTCCTAATACATACTGAACTTTACCTTCGTTGATTGGATTTGGTTGTATTGGATTTGTAGGATTAGCAAGGTTGTAAGAAAATGGGTTATGTAATGATGGGTCAAAAAATAAACTCTCTGCGATACTTGGATTGTATAGTGAGTGGTTTAATGAACTCGTATCAATATTACATAATGCTTTGTCCCCGATGTTTGCTACAAGGTCTCCTACTGCTGAATAGAAGGTAATAGAATAGACCTTTTCAATCTTGTTGATAGATACACTATTCAATCTTACATACCCATTATAGATTTCATAACCATCATATAATAGGTCTGCCTCAAACTTTTTCTTGGGGTTCCAATCTGTGAATACTTGGTTTATCTCAAAGAAGTAATTGAAGATGTAGTTATTGTTCTTGGAGCCAGGAACCTTAAACTCTTTGGTAAAGGCACTATTCTTTTTAGTGATGTCCTGTATCTCGGCAAAAGATACTTCCATATCAATATCTTCATTACCATAGAGTTCAATAAACTCTTGGTTCCCATTTACATAAGTTCGTATTTGTAATCCCATATATTATCCTTGTGCTCTAAAGCGTTTAACATCAGCATATCTCAAGTCAAATGTGTATTGAAATATCTTCTGGTATTGTCTTTGGAACTTTTTTAATTCTCTGTTTTCCAACACAACTGGTAATAGGTATTGGTATTGTCTAATCTCACCCAAACAACTCTCACAATTCTCAATATCAGGTTGAGCACATGGGTCAATCATTTCTGTTGTCCCCTCTATGATATACACTTCAGGTGATAAGAATATTTCCTCTACAACAACTGTATCTTCATCAGTCATAAAGTTAGACATACATTCTATCTTGTAAGTAGCATTTTGGTCGTAAATTGTTATACCTCTTTGTGATGAACCCCTTGAGTAATATGACTTGTCTAATGAACTCTCTTGTCTGTATTGTTTTCTCTCTGTCTCAAATGTCTTACTTGATTTCTTACCGAATGTGTATGTGTCCCACTGCCCTCTACCATTCAAGAACAATAGATGTATTGGTTGGTTGATACAATCGGGGTCTTCCATATAGAACTCAAGTATCTCACTCGTTCTTGCCGAGAAGTTCATATCAGTTCCATTAGTTAAATAGAAACATAATTTCTGTGCGTCCTGTGGTATTACATTCGTTCCTGATTGTGTAATGTTCCACGGCATATAGAACACAGCATTCTTCCATATATCATAGTTGTTTGTGATAGTGGAGTTGTTTGCTGTAAATGCTGAATAAGTGTAGTTTTGACCTTGAAAATCAGCACCTCTTACTACTACCCTTGTAGTTTGGTTAGTAAAATAGTCGTTTTGTCCGTCTAAAAATGAAATCACAATAGGACAATCGGGGTGATGTTGTCTTCTTCTTACTCTCTGTGATACGAAACCATCTTGTGATATTGTCTTGTATTCTCTACCACCAGCATTTAGAAACTCACGAGGCCCACAAGTTGTGTCGTCCCCTTGTCTGTATATGTGTCTAAACAAGTCATAGTAATACCACGACTGATTATCTACTTGGAAAAAGTTAGGGGATTGTGTGTATCCTGAACCTAATGTTGCTCCTGATAGGTAAGGTGATGGGATAAGTTTATTATCCACACCAGGAAATATGTTGATTGCGTCAGGTTGATATGAACCTAACAAATCCATATCTAATACTATTGAGTTTGTTGTAGTGTCTTCGTATTCACAACCCACCTTTACGATGTATTGTTCTGCGTGCCATAAAACAGGTAATGTTTGTGATAGGTTATTCCCGTTGAATGTGTTAAACGCATTTAATGTTCTTGTATTTGTAGCATCACTCATAGTCAATACAGAGTTTTCCTGTGCTACATAGTTTAGATACGGATATGTTGTCCCCGAAAATCTTGGGTTGGCTTTGAGGAATGTTCTAACTATCTCTTCTAACTCAACGATTGCTTTACCATAAGAATTGGGACGAACCTTTAATCTTGTAGTAGGTTGAGGATTACCAGAGAAGTTTATACTACTCGGTCTAAAATAGACATCAATTACAAACTTGAAGTTCTGTAATGTGTATCCTGTTGATGATAAGGTGTAGATATGCTCACCATTACTTGGGGTAATTGTTAGAGGTGATTGTTCTACATTTATTATTACACTCATATTATTCTGGTTGTTGAATTATGTTGATTAGGAATTGTTGTAAGTCCATTCCAAGTTGTGCTGCTGGCCCATCAGGTTTATTGAACTCTTTAATGAATATATCAAAACTATCATCGTAGAAGTTTGTAGGTTGAATACCATTTTCTTTGATTGATTTTGATATTGCGAATGCTACACCTTTAATATTGAACTTCTTAAATCTACCTTTTGGGTCTCTATTTAACCCCTTCGTTCTCATCCACGCCATCAAAGGTTTTAATGGAACATACTTACCTGGCTGTCTTCCATCATTTACATACTTCCAATATTCTAACATGGAGACCTTCATTCTGTTCGTAGCGGGGTCAAATGAAACATTTATGGAGTTGTATAGGTTCCCCGTTTTAACCTTCATGTTCCTCTTACCTGTTGATGGTTTTTGACCGAAGTATCCTGGTGCGTATGGATAAGGTTTAGCAAGGTTATTCTTTAATGCTTCTTGAAACTTCGCAGCAAGTTCCTCCATAGCCGCATCAAAGTTCGGTTGTGGTATTGCTTGAAACGAATAGAATTGATAATTACTCACTTACTCCGTCGCTATTATTGTCGCAAGGTGGAAACTCTGCGTATGGTGCTATACACCTGTTTATTGCGTCAGGAACTCTCAATCTTATCTTACCACTCCAACCATTTACATAGTCGTCGTAAGCCTCACCAAATGGGGTCATATCAATAGGATAATCTATATCCAACTGGCAATAACATTCCATTCCTGTTGCGTATTTTAATTGAGCAATAACATCTTTAAGGATGTCTAATGTATCACTATAAGTGTCTAACTCATTATCAAAGTTTTTCACATTCTGTATATCCATAATTAGGATGTTGAACTCATAGGTAGTTTCTTTACCATCTGTTCTTGCTAATTCAGGTATTACCCACATAGCAGGATAGAATGGGGCTTGATTGATTTGTGTATTGTCCTGCTTCAATCTCATCTCTGTTTGATAGATAAGTTGTTCTACATCACCAAATCCCCACGATTGTATTTGCTCATGGTAATCTGCTAATTGTCTCAACAAGTCCATTATCTTTTTATAGTTATAGTATCCTACTGCGTTTGCCATATTATCTGTTTTTCATTTGTTGTTGTATCTTCTGTTGTTCTCTTCTTCTTATATCGTTTAAGTCCTTTTGATATGATAAATAGTTGAGAACAAAAACTAACGGATATTTAGTAATTTCTTCAATTTTAGTAATGTCTTCGTTCGCAAGCGAGACCAAAGTAGCAAACCAACCCCAGAACTTATCAAAGGAACGAACTTCACGAGTATCCAAATCATCTTTGCCATCAGTTTCAACCTGACCCAAAAAGAGGCCTGAAAATTGCCTGATAAGGTTTTGCCTAAATGAAAAAAAAAATTGGTAGAACCACGAACGAAACGGACAGGGAGTTTCTTGAACTCTTCTGCTTTGAGTTGTAATTCTTTTGAGTTGTAAGGTTTGTAGTTCCCGTTCTCATCTAACTCACGATATAACATCGCCATTAGAAGTGGCATATCTTTTTTTCTCTCGTGGGGTTCTTTGGTTAGGTATGTGTCTATGTCTATAAACTCACCGAATGTTAAATTAGGTAAATCTAAAAATCTGTAGTTTTTATTGTTGAAACTGAACTCGTTGTAGAACTTGTCCCCATCTTGATTTAGAAAAGTGGAGATTTCATTAGATATTTTGACTACCTCCATGTAATCACTATTCTCAATCTCTTCTTCGGTAAGTCCTGTTGAGAATGATAATAACTTCACGCAAAACTCTCTCTCATCAGTCCATTCTTGTAATAGAACAAGTTTAGACCACATCTCAACTGTAGGTTCATCAACAGTATATTCTTTGTTTTTGTAATTAAACTTCATCATATAGAAATATCTTTTTTGTATTTTTTATCCACAACTTTATCTTACCACATAGGTTCCATAGGTTGCCTTTTTCTTGAACGAGTGATACGATAATGCGAGGGATATTACAGTATCGTCGTGAAACCCCGTAGGAGACCCATATTTGACCTTTCTTGACTTTGGTGAGTATTCGTATGTAAAAACGCTTAACTCCTTGTATAGGTCTGTATTCAACTCCTGTGTGGGTAGTTTTAATTTACTCTCGTTCATCCCCATAATCAAATCTTCAATCAGGTTCTGCTTACTATCATTACTGGTAATGAATGGTTGAACGGAGGGGTATTGTTTTTTAATCTGTTCGTATAAGACATCACCTATACTATTCACCTCTGCGAAACATACAGGTCTCCACTTCTT